GGAGACACGAGAGTCGTCCTTGCCGAAGACGCCCTTCATCTTCGCAAAGCGCTCCAGCATCGCATCGAGGTTGTCGGCGGGAGGGGCGGGCTTGGTCTGATTCCTCATCAGGTCCATCATGTCCTTCGAGTGCTGCTGACTCTGTTTTAGCATCTGCATCGCGAAGGACTCTCCTTCCACAGCGGCGGGCTTCGTCGTGAGCGCAGTCGCGATGCTGGCGAGCGTGCCCTCGATCTTGTCGAACCTGTCGTTCACCTTCTTCTCTGAGAGGAGGCGGTCCTTCTCAGCGAGCTGCTCGCGAAGCTTCTTGATCTCGTCACCATCGGAGGACTGAACAGGTGCCGAAGCGGGCTTGTCTTCGAGATCCCTCTCCAGCTCCGCCTCCATACGCTTCGCTTCGCGCTCCATCTGGAGCGCTTCCTTACGCAGGCGAGCACGTTCGATGCGGCGCTCGGCGTCCTGCTTGAGTTTGAAGAGCGAATCGGTCTCTCGCATCGTCGGGTCGCCGCTGCCCGTCGGAATCTTCGTGAAGTCGACGCGCTCGTCGGGCTCGGGCTCAGGCAGGTTGACCGTCACGCCGTCGACGTAGGGCGGGCACTTCGGATCCGGGTGCTCGATCGTGAAGTGGCCCAGGATCTTCGTCTCGCCGTCGGTCGTGTCGGGGTGGATCGTGCATTTGTACTTCGACCCGCCCTCGCGCTCGAAGATCTGCTCCTCGATTTCGGACTTCGTGGTCGGGCAGGTGAAGCGTCCCGGGATTCGGATGTTCGTCGGGACCTCGCGACCGTCCGGTCCGGTCACCGTGCGGGGCTTCTGCCGCGTGACCATGACCATGTTCTTCCCGTCCGCGAGCAGCACCGCGATCGGATCGATCGTCGGGCCTTCGGGCTCGGGCTCGGTCTCCGGCGCGGGCGTCGCCGGGCGCCGGGTCGTGCTCTGCTGTCCGGTGTCGCCGCCGAAGCGCTTCGCCGCCGCGCGGACCGCGCGGTCGGAGCCCTTCATCGTGACGTTGACCTGCGCGGGCTCGTCGCCGAGCTGCTCCTCGGCCTGCTCTTCACCCTGCTCCTCCAAGGGCTCCGCCTGCTCGGGCTGTTCCTGGACGGCGGTCAGCGGCGCCGGGGCGCCGTTGCCCTCCTCTTCAGGATGCTCGGGGTTGGGTTCGGACTGCGGCGGGCGCTTTGACTTGCTGTTTCGCGACATTCAGAGCCTCCAAGATAGTAGGGTGAGTGATGAAGCCTTTGAATTGATGGAGCACGCAGTAGATATGGATCGATCCATTGACACAAAGCGTCGCGATGCAGTGGTGAGGGTCGACAACTTTTGATCCGAAAACCATGTCGGTACAGGGGCAAAGCGCCTTGACCTGCGGGAGCAGGATCCTCTCTCGGGCCATTGGGCTCTATATATAGATAGGGTCCATTCCAAGTCAACCTAAATTCCGATGTCACTTTTCGTTTGACTTTGGATCACCGTCATGGCATACTCCTGTCGTGGGCATCCGATACGCAGAGTCTCTGAACCTTCGCGGCCGGGGTAATAGTCTATCCGCGTCCGGCTCGGATGCCCACACATCTTGCGCCGGTAGCGCTGATGGAGCTGTGCAGGCCGCGAAGATTCAGCGGCTCTGAGTGGGTCCGGCCCGGAAGCGGCGGAGGAACCGCGACCGGGACGGAGAGAGAAGAAGGAGGCGCCAAGTGGTCACGCGCAAAGTCATCGCCCCGCCCGCCCGTGAAAAAGTGAGCCCCTGGACCTTCACGGCGGAGCAACTCCTGGCGAACTTCACCCCCGGCAAGACCCCCCGCCCCCAGCAGATCTACTTCCTGGAGAAGGCCGCCGCCGCCTTCGCCGCCGGGAAGCGCGTCGTGGTCGGCGAGCTCCCTACGGGCGCCGGAAAGACCGACGCCTGCAAGACGATCGCGAACGCCTTCCGCACGGTAGGCGGCTCGACCTTCATGCTGACCTCGCAGCGCATTTTGCAGGATCAGTACGCGACTGACTATCCCTCCCCCGACATCGAAGCGCTCAAGGGCCGTTCGAACTACGCCTGCACGCACGCGAGCGCCGAGGAAGGCCAGGACGCGGCCGACGGCGTCTGCCGCCGGAAGTCCAAGGGCATCCTCACCGAGTGCGTCAACGCTGACGAGGCGGGCCCTATCGCGCGTGCGGCGGACGTGACGGTCCTCCAGGCCGCGGTCGGGCTTGGGCTCACGCCCAGCTGCCATCACTGCCCTTACTGGGCCCAGCTCCAGCGCGTCCATGACGCCTCGATCTCGCTCTTCAACTTCTCCAGCTTCCTCTTCCAGCAGCGCATCGGCCGCTTCCAGAAGCGCGAGCTCATGATCGTGGACGAAGCGCACAACTGCGAATCGCAGCTGATGAGCTACGTCACCCTGGAGCTCTCCGAGTGGGCGCTCTCCCTGGTCGACGTCAAGATCACCCGCGAGATCCGGACCAAGCAGGAGTTCCTCGACTGGCTGGCCGAGACCGACCTCGTCCAGACGATCGCCCGCAGGCTGAAGGCCGTCGAGAAGGACGAGGACGCCTCCGAGGACGACGTCGACCTCTCCGCGGCCGAGATCGACGCGCTCAAGGAGCTCGACGGCAAGCTCGCGAACTTCATGGCCTTCCTGGAGAAGACCGAGTGGATCCTGGAGGTCGTCCGGTACAACGACAAGCGGACCGGCGACGAGCGCCGGAAGATCGTCGCGCGTCCCCTCTATGCGAAGGACTTCGCCGAGGACCTCCTCTTTAAGCACGCCGACCGCCTCGTCTTCATGAGCGCCACGATCCTCGACGTCCAGGTCTGGGCCCGGAACCTCGGCCTGTCGATGGACGAGGTCGAGCTGATCCGCACGCCCTGCGACTTCCCGGTCGAGAACCGGCTCATCTACAAGGAGTACGCCGGGAACATGGGCTTCCGCTACTTCACGCGCGAACAGAACCCCAAGGACCCGACCGAGCCGAAGTTCGTCGCGAAGGTCGCAGAGATCCTGGACCGGCACGCCGGGCAGCGCGGGATCATCCACTGCCACTCGTTCTCCCTGTCGAAGCTCCTCTACCAGGAGATCCAGACGGACCGCTTCCTCTTCCAGGATCACTTCGACTCGAAGGAGGCTATGCTGGCCGAGCACGCGCGTCGGACCGACTCGGTCATCGTCGCGCCCGCCATGCACGAGGGGCTCGACCTGAAGGGCGATCTCAGTCGCTTCCAGATCATCGCCAAGATGCCCTGGCCGAACATGCAGGACCGGGTCATCAAGCAGCGCATGGACCGCGACGGCGCATGGTACAGCTGGCTCTGCGCCCTCAAGATCGTCCAGAGCTACGGCCGGTCGGTCCGCTCCAGCAGCGACTGGGCCGTCACCTACATCCTGGACGCGGGCTTCGAGTCCTTCGTCTGGAAGAGCGCCGCGATGCTGCCGGACTGGTTCCACGAAGCCCTGCGCCGCGGCGGCCCGAAGGAGGTGCGTCGATGAGCACCTCCCAGAACGTCGAGGTCCGGGTCCGGAAGAAGCCGGACTACTGGATCGTCGACGTCGACCCCTGGTTCGAGCCGGGCAACCCGACCCGCGGGTTCCGCAGTCGCATCAGCGTCTCCTCGAAGTACGAGATGGCGAGGCTCGACCCTTCCGGCGACGGCTGGATCTTCGAATGGACGAAGGCGATCATCAACTGGTCGTCGGCGGGCGACGTGAACGCGGGCGAAGCCGCCGCCATGGCCGAAGCCTGCCAGATCGTCTCCGACTTCGCGAGGCGCATGGACGAGGAGCACAAGATCGGGAAGGTGGCGTCGTGCTGACCGTCACGATCGTGCTGTGCGGCTGGTGCAAGAGCGTAAAGCCGCTCGAGGTCCAGGGCGCCGAGAACATCCCTCCCGGCGTCCACAATGCAAGCCTGCAGGTTTCCCACGGCATCTGCATCCCCTGCGGAACGAGGTTTTCTGAAGGAATTTCGAAAGGAGGTGTGACGCATTCTGACACATCCAAGGACGACACTGCGACCGGGAAAGAAGAAGGAGGAATCTAGTGGCAGCCCAAGACCCGTTCGAAGATCCGAAGCAGCACAAGCAGTACATCAAGATGGCGCTCTCTGGAGACGGCGGCTCCGGGAAGACCCGGACGCTTCTATCTTTTCCGAAGGTCTGCGTCATCGACACCGAGAAGGGCACGCTTCCCTACCGTGGGAAGTACGACTTCAAGGTGAAGATCCTGAACCGCTGGAAGCAGCTGGACGGGATCCTGAAGTGGCTCCGTGCGAATCCGGGGGTATACGAAACGCTCGCGATCGACTCGGCGACGATCTTCTACCTGGACCTGATCCAGGACATCGTTGACTACATCCGCAACAAGCGCGGCAACGAGATCATGACGACCGGCGACTGGGGAACTCAGAAGCGCCGTTGGGCGGCGTTCCTGAATCAGCTGATCGATCTTCCGATGCACGTCATCCTGTCCTTCCGCGAGAAGGCGGAATACGAGGACACGATCAATCGGCTGGGCGAGGAGGTCCGGAAGAAGACCGGCAACTTCCTGGCCGAGGCTGACAAGCAGACCGAGTACCTGTTCGACTTGTCGTATCGGTGTCACACCGAGCCGAACAAGAAGGACAAGACAACGAAGTTCCTGATGACCTGCACGAAGACCCGCTTCGACTGGTCTCCGAAGTACGGCATCTGGGATGTGACGGGCAAGCGCGTCTTCAAAGACTTCTTCGCTTCGCACGTCGAAAAGATGCTGGACGCCCCCGACGCGCCTATCGTCGAGCCGACCGAGCCGCTCATCGTCGTCGCAGACCCGGTGCCGCCGGTCACCACGACGCCCGCGACCGGCGAGGTGAGCGGCGCTGTCCAGGCGATCGTCGACACGCTCGCGACCGAGCCCGGCGCTCCCGATGATCCGCCGCTCGACAGCAGGACCGCAAAGGAGACCTGCAACGAGCTGAAGAAGTTCTTCGGCACGCCGGAGATCTCGGAGGACCAGCCTGCCGCAACGCTCGACGACATCAAGGTCCTGATGACGAAGGCGAACAAGATGCGCTGGCCGGACGACGATCACAAGTGCCGGAAGCAGGACTGCAAGGCGAATGGACATATCCACCCGAACTTCAAGACCGCCGACGGGAAGTCTTTGATCCGCTGCGCTTACGGAGTCGAGTCCTCGAAGGAGCTCCGGAAGCCGCAGGTCGATTTCCTGGACGGAGAATTCGGGAAGGTCCTGGCTGGAAAGGCCTTTCTCGCGAAGGACAAGGAAGGGACCGTCTACGTGGCAACGCCTGAAGGAGTGACCGACGAGGAGGTGAAGCGGAAAGTCCTGTCGTACTGATGTGCGCGTCCTGGGGAGAGTTGAACAGTTGACCGTTTTATAAAAAGGTAAGAAGGAGAAAAGTCATGGCCGATCCTGTGAATCCGTTCGGAGACTTCGAGACCGACTTCGACAAGGTGGACAAGGCGGACCCGGCCGCGACGCCGGGCCGCGTTCCGCCCGAGACCTACAAGTTCGTCCTGACGTCGATGGACCTGAAGGACGACGGCGTTCTCGTCGACAAGGAAGCCTTTGTCGCGAACTCCGGAACGAAGGGCTTCAAGCTCTTCTGCGAGATCATCGAGCCCGAGTCCGTGCCGAACCCCAAGACCAACGAGCCGCACATCACCAAGGGCGTCGTCCTGGAGCACGTCTTCTGGGTCACCGAGAAGAACCTCCCGTACATGAAGCGAGACCTAGCCGTGATCCTGGAGCGCGACGACTTCAAGCTCTCGGAGCTGATGTCCATCAACTGGGCCGGGCGCACCTTCGAAGGCGTCGTCAAGGACGAGACGCGCGACGGGTACACCCGCAGCCGGATCGCCTTCATCAACGCCTGGGTCCCGAAGAAGGGCGAGAAGAAGGCCGCCGACCCCAAGAAGGAGGCCGACAAGAAGACCGAGATCCAGAAGACCGGCGCCGCGAAGACCGGCGCGGCGCCCGCGAAGGGCGGAACGACCAAGGTCGCCGAAGACGACGTCGCCTTCTAGCGCCCCCACGAGGAGGGATTGACTACCCCTCCTCCTCTCTCTATGTGCTGGCGGGGATTCCTCCAATCTCCCCGCCAGCACGACAGTGGGAGCCTGTCTAGATGGGTGGGTCGAGAGAAGAGGGACGAGGCAGATGGCCGACATAACGCCGGGGAAAGTATCTCCGGCACAGTTCATCAAAGAGCTCTGGAGCATCGCTCCAGCCGACTGGATCGTCGAGTTCAACCTGCTGCAGTACCGGCCGACGCAGGAGAAGCACGACGCGATCCGGATGCGGGCGCTCTTCTTTACGGTCGGTCAG